CCTAGAACCAAGGGATTATGAGTCCCCTGCACTAACCGTTATGCTATAGGCGCGAATTGGTACCCCTGGCAGGATTCGAACCTGCGCCATGCTCTAATCTGGAGCCATTGCCACTTTATAAGGGTGGTGTTCTACCGCTAAACTACAGGGGCAATGATTAGAGAAACTTACTCAGTTCAGGTGCAGTCCAGCCTTCAGGCTTCAGCACCTTACCATCTTCGCGCTTGCGAACCTTTCCCGTAACAGGATCGATCTTAGCAAAGTTAGTGCGCATGACTTCATTCCATGCACCTTCACCATCAGCGCCCATAGAATGGATTGCGCCAACAGTAACAACGAGAATGTCAATGAGTGCGTCAAGCTGTTCAACGCGATCAAGCTTGCTCTTAGCAACAAACAGTTCATCAACTTCTTCTTCGATGAGTGAAATATACATTTCATACTGATCAGGACTTGTATCATACTGTTCAGGATTTGAACGATCAGTAGACTGACCGCAAGCTTCCATAAATCGACGCTGATCTTCAAACACATTTGACATAACATTCTCCATTTTGAAATTGGTGCGAGAAGAGAGATTCGAACTCTCAAGCCGTGAGGCACTAGTTCCTAAGACTAGCGTGTATACCGTTCCACCATTCTCGCATTTTAAACCCTGTGGCGGAAGATACAGGATTCGAACCTGTGTGCGACGTTAGTGCCGCCATCTGTTTAGCAAACAGTGCTAATAAGCCACTCTAGCAATCTTCCATTTATATATCTGGCGCCCTTGAGAGGATTCGAACCCCTAATACAACGTCCGTAGCGTAGCGTGATATCCATTTCACTACAAGGGCATGGTGCCAAGTGTTGGTATCGCGCCAACCTATTCTGCTCTTCAGGCAGGTGCTAATCTATCTCAGCTAACTTGGCAAATTCTTTACTAGGACGGACCTTTGTTACCTAGCTAGGTGTGTACATCACCAACCGTGCAGTTAAGTTATCGCAATGTGGAAGGGTAATTACTCCTATTCATCGCTTTTCACCATATCGTGGTAGCTGTGGTAGGAGTCGAACCTACGATAGAACACCGTATGAAGGTGCCGCATTAACCTCTTTGCTACACAGCTATAAATTGGTGGGACCACAGGGACTCGAACCCTGAACTTACTGGTTAAAAGCCAGTTACTCTACCATTGAGTTATGATCCCGTAAATTGGTGGGACTAGTGGGGCACGATCCCACGGCGACCTGATAAACAGGCGTTCTACCAACTGAACTATAGTCCCGTAATTGGTGCGTCTACACGGATTCGAACCGTGAACGACTGGGTAAGAGCCAGATATGATAGCCAGTTTCACCATAGACGCATAAATTGGTACCCAATACTGGTAACGCTCCAGTGACTCTAAATTATCAGTTTAGTGTTATACTTTTTAACTAATCGGGTATAAATTGGTGGACAGGGCTAGATTCGAACTAGCGTAACCCATAGGGCGGTTGATTTACAGTCAACTGGTTTTAGCCACTCACCCACCTGTCCAAAATAATATGGTTTTGCTTCGGATGCCAACCTCTCAGTATGCAACTACTGGTTTGTTGGAGTTTCTCTAACCTCAGCACCTGTGGAGATGTAGTACATATTGTTCCAAAGGATTGCAGCACTTTGGTATGCCTCTTGAATGTCCACTTGTCTTTGCTACGATTACACCATAAGGTATCGCGCTGTCTGACAAAGTGTACTGTCGTCGTTTTTGCTACGCTGGTAACGACCAAGACCTCAAAGTACACTCTGTTTCGTTCCTACGAACTCATCAGAGACAGATATCAGTCAGTCTGTATCGTCAAATACAGACCTCGCCAGTTGACGCTGACCGCACGACCTGGTGCGCTGACATTTAAAAGGATTGAGAGTATTGTCATCTGTTTAAGCATCTACTAGTTTGATGATGCTCTGTAATTGAATCAGCGCCACCACAGCGTTGTCCCTATGGATATGCCACAGGTTAGAATTCAAATCAGATCGTGATTGCCCTTGACAATTAGGGTGATTGGTATATCACTTTCTTTCAGACTCTCAAAAAGGATTTGAGTAAATGCGATGGGATTCGAACCCAACCCTGATCCTCGTTCACTAACATACTAGGTCTGCAAACTTTTCATTTAGTTACTTCATTCACTGTGCATGCCAGCACACTACGCAACCTGCCGTACACCATTGCAGTAGTATACGAACAGTCTCAAAAAGATTGTTGTTGGTAGAGTCGTAAGGTCCGGACCCCTCTCTACTGTCCACATTCCGTAAGAAGTCAGATCTTACATCTCAACAACAAAAAGGTGCCAGGCTGTTTTACTAGCTTTGCCTGACTAGCTAGACATACGGCAACAAACTTACCTGCGCAGGTCACATTGTTGCTATCTTAGTTAGTGGATGCACTTACAGTTATTTCCCCGTTTAAACCGTGCGCTCAAACGATACTTATTACCTGCTTCCCGTAAAACAACGGGCGACGATTAAGTGACAAGTGCGTAAAAGAATCGAAACACATTTATCATTTTGCCCTTGATTCACACTACTGCTACTAGGGGCACGATTCAATGTGTCTCAAAAAGGATTGTTGTTTGCACTATTTGCTACGTCTCACCTTCAAGTGTCGCGAATTGAAGTTTTCTATTGGCGCAGTTACTCAGGCTTTGCATAGCCCATGGCTTACAAACAACAAAACTGGTGGACCGTCGGAGAATCAAACTCCGATCTTCGCCGTGCAAGGGCGACGTAATCTCATTATACCAACAGCCCAAAATCGCGGCAAGAGTTTTTTCTGTAGTCTCTTGCTAACTGCGGTCTACATTTATAGAGCGCCTGTCCTCGCGCTTAACTGGTGCCCCCACACTGAATCGAACAGTGAATTAATGCTTACAAGGCAATCGTTATAGCCATTTAACTATAGGGGCAAATTGGTAGTCCCAAGGGGAATCGAACCCCTCTTTTCTGCGTGAAAGGCGGATGTCCTAAACCGATAGACGATGGGACCAAATGGCGTCGTATCTTATCCCAGAAAAGAAGTATTTTGACTTCACTTTCGCACTATGACAGCTTTCAACTGAGAGATCATAGCAACTGGGGATACGACATAAAATGGCGGAAGGTGAGGGATTCGAACTCTCGGAGCTGTTAGACTCGGTAGTTTTCAAGACTACTGCAATAGACCACTCTGCCAACCTTCCTTATAATCAAATTGAAGTAATGGGACTCGAACCCATGGATGCGTTCGGCTTCTCGGATCTGGGAACGTTACTCCAGCCGCAACAGTTATACTTTCGGGTAATTACTCCCTATCCTCATGTTGAAGATACGCCCGACTTCCTTCTACTTCAAAATTTGGCGACTCAGACGGGACTTGAACCCGTGACCTCATGCGTGACAGGCATGTGAACTAACCAACTGTTCTACTGAGCCGAATAAGTGTCCCTCATCGGGATTCGAACCCGTTTGTCTAGAATCGATGACTCGTTGGTACCACGAAGTCACCAGGTGCTAGCCTGCACTCTCTTTGGGACATAGAATTGGTGGGTCTACTCGGATTCGAACCGATCGCCTGTTGCTTCAAGCAACTGCTCTACCAAATGAGCTAAACCCCCGAAATGGTGCTCCCTGTCTGACTCGAACAGACGACCTACTGATTACAAATCAGTTGCACTACCAACTGTGCTAAAGGAGCGAAAACTTATATTGGTAGTCCCAGCGGGTGCCGCCCCCGCTACTACACCGTGAAAGGGTGTTGAGATAGCTATCGTTCTCCATGGGACCAAAGCATACTAGTATGACGTATTTTCAACCGCGCTCGAAAGCCTTATGAACGGTGCTCTAGTATGCATAACAATTGGCTCCAGAGGTGGGTAACGCTCCCACATATCGCACGTTAACAGCGTGTTGCTTTACTTGTCAGCCTCTCTGGAATTGAGATTCACACCCAAAGCGATCAAGTCATCTTCCATCAGAACCTTTAGCGTTCTATGTGCGGGAAACTGCGACCACTTCGCGTCATCTTTTTTGGTCTTGTAGCCTTTTATCTCTATATATGTATCAGTTTCTGGTAGATAGAAGTCTGGTGTATATCGCCTCACTTTTTCTTCAAAGGTATACTCAAAAGACTCCCTACACCTTTGCCAAGCAATGCAGTTTTCATCTAACCAAATAGCATATCCGAACTCCCACTTACCGTGCAAGTCAATTCCTTTGTATTGATAGTGCATCCGCTTGGCTAGAGAAGTATGCCACTCTCCATTCAGAACTTTTCTCTGAATAGTTTGTTTGCGCTTTTCTTTAGTTGCGAAAGAAGCGTTTGCGTTCGTGTATTTTGCGGCAATGGATAATTTCTTTCTTGTTTCATCTGAAACAATCGGCGCATCTAATCCAAGCAACTTGGCTTTAGTGTACTGATTTTGTTTTGAAAACTTCTGTTGCAAATTAGGATCGCTGAAACATGTTGTTTGTTTCAGCGGATTCTCGCTACACAATCTCTCATGATTCCTGAGAGAATTGTCGTTTTTACAGACACGGGAGCAAAATCTACAGTTTAGCATAATTGTTACCTCTTATGCTATTTAGCAAATTTGAGTTTTTAAGTCACTTGCACTACCGCTGTGCTACGAGACAAGAAAAAGTGGTCACTCTCAACTTAATGTTTATCGGTAAACCGACACAGTGACCGAAAGAATGTCATTCGCCCCCGCACCGCGAATAACGTTGGCAACCTATTACATTGCCTTACCTACAATCATTTGGTGCGAGAAGAGAGATTCGAACTCTCAAGCCTTTCGGCACTAGTTCCTAAGACTAGCGTGTATACCGTTCCACCATTCTCGCATTAGCGCAAAATTATTGCGCACTTTTAGACATACAGAATGATGTCTCGGAACACAAGTTCCACCGCAGAATTGCGGAAGTGGCGCAGCACTTTAGATAAAATTACGACCGAATTGTTAAACAGAGCAAGTCGCGGTGGACGCTCGGGAGTCGAATCGCTTTCGCTTCTCGACTCTATGTAAACTATTATACAGACAATCTAGCCAAAGTCAACTCAGAATTTCTCAGCAGAATCAATAACTTAGAAAACCACGTCAAAATTGTCAGTAAAATCAATGACTTAGAAGTCCGTCTCTTCCCTACTAAAAAACGATGGTGCACCCACAAAACGGATAGACTCAAAGGCAAATGTCCTCGAGCCCTTCATCGCAGTGTGGAACTCGCCAGCCCTGTTAGCGTGCCAAGTACCAACGTCATGCTTCACTCCAAGTCCAGGGAAGCCACCTTCCTTAGTGCCGTGTAGTGATGCACTATCCTCATCATGCGCCTTGTGCAGAATAGAGTCCTGCTTATACTTAGCGCCATGGTGTTTCAGAAAGCCTAGAAGATGACCCTTATCATCTCCCTTCTTCCCTACTACAAGGTAGGAATGCTCATCGACATTCTTTGCCTGTGGAGTACCATGATTCTCCACATATCTACCCTTGACCTTAATGAATCCAAATCCAGCCTTTCTGATATGACCTTCTAAGTCAGAATTCAGAGACTTATTCTCATCGGCAGTATTCTCACCGCGATGCGCAGTAATCATGCCAATGTTACGTCCTTGCGTATGTGCGTGAACGCGACTTAGACTAGCCTCATTTACGAATTGTGTGAAATTTTCCATTAGTCATACTCGATAGTTAGAATACTGTATATAGCAAACATCTAGCGAAATTCTACTAGAATGTGCAACTATTTTACACTATTCCATGTATTCAGTCAAATCATTCTTCCGAAACTTCTTTCGGTTGTAGATCTTAGCTAGAGGCACGACCCGCATACGATACTGCGGAGTGCGGACAGCCTTAGCGACAGGGTTCTTTCGCGCGGCGCGAAGCAAAGCAAAATCATTCATTAGTTGATACTCTCGACCTGCATCTCGTCAACAAGTGCTAGAATTACATTGACGTTAGCCTGTAGACTATTCGCCAGAGTAACCAGTTCTGCCCTAGTGATACTATCAGCCTCACGCGCCAATGCAAATCCCAATATAGACATTGCATCAGCAAGATTCCGAATTTTAGGAGCGACCGCGTTCACAGAAAGAACCTCACACATGTAATGAATATGCCAAAAAGTGTGCCACAGAAGAACAAATAAATTATATCGTCCATATCCATGTTAGCGACTCGCAATCATGCCAAACACAAAACTAAACACAAATCCAACCAAAAACCAAACAACCAGTTCCATTAGAATCCACCATCATCACACTGACCATAATCCCAATTGTCGCCATCCATGTAGTCTTGATATTCCTCATACACGGTCGGCTGACCATCGTCCTCATCGCCCATGAACCACTTATCGTCCGAGACATCGTCCTCATCATCACTCTGGTCGCCCAGATACTGGTAAATCTCATCATCACGCAGCATCGGAAACGCAGCCCTGATGTCGCGGAAAGTTGCGCCGCTGCGCACCATTTCCTGCACCTCAATGTCCATTTCGCTGAAAAAACTCACTTACTTTTCCTCACCAAGAGCCGCCAGAAGTTCCAGCGCATCGTTAGTATACTTGCCAGTCTTGTTACGGACACTCTCAGCATGACGACGGATCGCATTGGTGCAATCCTTGAAGTCTTCCGAGTCAGCACCGTAGTCCGACAGCATATTGATATATCCAGCCAGTTCCCAGCAATCCGGGCAAAGCTTCACACCCATGCCCTGAGCGCCAGTCTCGCGGGTGTTATGACCGCAGTCCTCACACCTGAACACGCCAGTGCCACGCTTGAACCCGTTGGTACGCTTGACCTTCGGCTTCGCATCGAGAGCCTTCAACTGGGCTTCAAGGGCCGCGATTTCGGCGCGGATCGTCTCAACATTTCGCTTGTTCTTCATCATAGGTTTATTATAGCTAAATCGTCAGAAAACTCAATAGGGAAAACCCTAATAGAATCAATAACTTAGCCAGCCACGTATTTCCGAAAGATCATGCGGGCGGTTTCCAGCGAATCCTCGTACTGGGACGCATCGATGGGCACCTTGTAGCCCGTCTTGCGATTCTCCACCTCGTACTGATAGTTCCCCTTGGACCAAAGAGTCCAACGATGACCAGCAGAATCATGCTCAATATCAATCAGAACGATACTCATTAGAAAATCCCATCCTTGAAGGGGCCTTCTTTCTTAGGCTGTTTAGCGATGAATTCCCGCGTCCACGCCCTAGTGTCATCATAGCTGGTAGCAAAATCAGTGACCTTGCCGTTTTCGACTTTCCAGAATCGCTTCTGGTCAGGAGTGTGGTACACGCTATTGCCGCAGCCCCAGCTATCAATGTAGCAACCACGCGGAATCTTCGGGAACCGGGCTTTTCTTGCTTTATTCATCATAAGTTTATTATAGCTAAATCGTTGGAAAACTCAATAGCAAAAACCCTAATAGAATCAATAACTTACGGAAACCCTCTCCAGCTGATCTTTTTTCATCAGGTTTACGCGACGATCCCTTGGACTTTTCGGCTTCGGAAACACCATCAGGAATTCTACACCATCAATCGTTTTGCTTCCTAGCATGTTCGTAGAGTACAGAACCTCTCCATTGATTCTGTTTCGATACGTCTGTAGCTTCTCGCCTTTAGCTAGTGCGATATCTTTCCCAATCGTCAGTTTCATCATCGTCGCTCTCTTCATTCAAGTATGTGTTAGCGGGGCTATAACGCCATCGATCTTTATGCTCGTCTCTCATTGCTTTTTTCTTTGCTCGGCGCTCGTACATGTAGTCATCACGTTCGCTATGTCGCGAACCACTATATCGCTTGTCAGACATTTCTGCTATTTACCTTTCTTCCTATTTCGCTCTGCTAAATCAGGTCTTTTATTTGTACGACCTGTGCCTTTTTTGAATCCAATTGGCATAGGTTCACCAATTGGAATCATTCTTTTCTCCGTTCCACAATGAACCCAGTATGTTCCCTTTGTGTTTGTATTACCAACTTTGTTTATCTTATTGGATTCTGTTGATCTAGGATTCTTCCAAGTCTTTCCTAATGTGCCTCTAGGATGAGTATCATTCAGGATTGCTTTATTGTTTGTTCTGTTCAACCAGACAGACGGCTTATTCAGAACATCCATTCTATGGAGTACCTTTGTTTCCCAGTCTCTAGCTTGCTCGACAGTATCGAACTTCTTACGAATCTCAAACTCAAATGAGTTCAGACCATATTTATCAATAAGATGATGAACTTTCTTTGAACGAGAGAAGTATTTTATCCACAGATCTTCTTCTGGAGTTTTCATTAGCTTCACATTCTTCCAACGAACGCCATAATAAAATGTATTAGTTGGAATGTGATGTAGTAGATATGTGTAAGGTGTATAAATAGACATGCTGGCGCTCCTTTGTAGCGGTAGAGCAGGTGGATATTCCCGTATCGCGACCTGCATCTCTATTTATATCACTTGTATCATTTTTAGCTACTATATGTACTTATTTTTGTATTTTTCAACAAAAACTTTATAGAGCCCCAGTTCTCTACCATAACTCTCCACTTCCCAAGGACTATCATAATACAATTCTAGATCGTTATGATACTCCGTACCGAAGTATGAACCCTTGTAACGGCATCCACCAGAAGTGTAGTCAAAGACTTCACTGTTCAGGTATTGTTTGACATGAACCAACTCATGTCCAAAATCTATTAAAAGCTGTTTCAGTCTAGTAAGAGGCTTCTTAGCAGTCTTCCTGACTTGTCGTGCATTCAGAATAACAGTAAAGCATCGCTTGTCATTCTGCACACCATCATAGGTGCACCACGCACGATACTTGCGTAGATCATCAAGATCCGCTGGATCATCAAAATCATCTTCTGTAGCGATCTTTACGCGAATCAGAGCCTTACTCTGCACCGAACGCTTCACAAACTTGTTAAGGACATACTTAGCATAGTCCTTAACGATAGCAATGTCAGTTTCATCCAAATGAATCGTTTTGATTTGAATCATTCTCTCAACCTCCAAAGACTACTCCAATATTTAGTTGGAGACAGCCCTCAGGAGAATGGTGTCCTTATTGATTCTTCCATTTAGCGCAGACGGCTTCGAATTTACGTCATCCATAACCTTACGCAATGCGATCTTGCCACCATCTGTCACGATCTTCAACGTTTTCTCGGGCTTGCGCAGAGTTTTCGAAATTGAAGATGTTTTGCCGTAATTGACGATTGTAGATCCCTTTACCGTAAGGCCAGCAGCGTCCAGTGCGTTGTATACGCCAAGCTTCCTGGTTTTCACGTTGTAGACCCAAAGCTGACTAGTACCCATGATCTTCACAGGATCAATAGACTGCAATTTCAGGTCATCAAACTTGACAAGATACTTTAGTCCCTTGACAAGCTTCTCAAAGGAGACAGGCTTCTTCTTTCGCGGCTTGCGAGCAACCTTAGCATTGCTAGCCAGCTTCTTGGCATCAGCAGCAATCATACCATAGCACTTCAACAGATTCAGGATCTGCTTTTTGGAGTAGCCATCGTAGTATTCAGGAGACTTTATTCCTGCCTCAAGATCTGCCATTCGACCCAGGAAGAATTCGGCGATTCTTCCTGCGTGAATAGACTTTACATCATTGTCTACTAGCCACTGATAGGCATTCATCTTGCTGACATCGCCTCTGATACCAAACTCATCGACAAGACCTTCAATCTCACCGATGATGGAGTCAGTCTTAGCCGTAACTCGATCCTGAATCGAAATGACCTCGGCTGTAGTATCTGCCTTATCGGGCACAACAATATGCGCCAGATACTCCTTTAGCATCTTGTGCATACCATCGATAGTCTCTTGCGACTTCTCGGTAAACTGACATCCCCTAGACTTCATGCGCAAAGACCACGCTAGAGTAGTAAAACGCTTTGCAGCAGAAGAATCTGAAATGCCAAGATACTTTGCAGCATCCTTGTCACTCTTGTTATTGTTGTACCAATTCATGGCTGCATGAATGTCAGCCTGAGTGTACTCGCGGTCCCACGAAGGCTCAGCATTTACGCTGAGGACATGAACCTTCTTAACAGTCTTTTTAGCCATGACTATATCTTACGCGATTTCCTTTACAGAGTCAACCCGAAACGACCGCCATCCATCGGCGTTGATGTCCCAGACTGAAATTGCATTTCCAACAGTTTCAGTTAGCATGGGCGCCTTGTTACGATATTCCTCGGGTAGGAATTTCGACTGCAACGTGCAAGTCATCACACGCTCGGATCCATCGACCTTAGTAAAGGTCACAGTACAGACTCCATTCCGAAGCCTTTCCACGATTTGGTTATACGATAGCATAGTTATCACCTTTTAAGTATCTCACGAAAGTATTGTATACCAGAAACTAGTCGAAAGTCAATATTGAATTTTGTCTTACAAATCAATAACTTAGCAGGAAGTCACATAGAATCAATGACTTATACCATCTTAAGTGCTATTCTAAATTCCTTGTCCTCGAAGCCCCAATTCATTAGGGTCTTAGCAAAGAGTTCCTTAGCATCTTTCTTTTTACATGATTTATGCTTTAGCATAGCACCATGATATCCCATGGCACCTAGACGTTCAGCGTAACACCTTGGAGAACCTATGATTGCGGAGAATACTTCGATTGAGTTCGCATCGCCTTCCATGAATTGGAGGATGCTGTACTTGTATCCTATATCCGTAGGTTTGATCTTGTTCTGCACTCGATAAAAATTTATCTTAGTTTCTATGGTACCATCCTTATCATTCAGATCGGATGACCACAGTACAGCATCACAATGTTCGATCAGTTCTTTTTCCTTTTGGTCCATATATCTTCTCCATATCGTTGTTTATTATACTATCTTGCATGTAATGTGTCAAGTAGAAAGCATCAACAATATCACTCACAGGAGAAATGACTTTTTTGCTCTTAGAATAGATTGGCATAAGATCCAATCCAGTCAACTGCACAAAGGCATCATACATCTTTTGTTTGTCGGCATTTCCTTTGCCAGTCGCATACTTTTTCACTACCGTAGGAGGCACTGTAAAAAACTTATACTTGTCTCTGTATAAAAAGTATTTCATTAGTCCGCAGTTTTCTGCGAGGTTGAATACCCTACCCTTCGAACCGAATGAGTAATCTTCGATGAGAATGTAGTGTTCTTCGTTTTTGAATGGCGAAACTATATTCAATACCCAAGATGCGATATTCTCATATCTCTCTTGATCTGAATTGTAGTCATCGTGCGTATCGCCGAATATGTTGTAGACTTTACCTTCATCACGCTTCTTATCGGTCAAGAAGTGAAAGTAGCTATTCGCAAATATCTTATCGCGTGATACGCACACACACGGACATGTCAGTGAATAGTCAATACCAATGAAAATCATTCTTCTGTTTCATCTTCCCAGTCTGAAAATGAAACCTCTTCTTCACTTTCGAAGTTTAGATCTTCGATAATGGATTCATTTAGGTCACCGCAGAAGGGGCAATTATCTGGACTATAGCTTACTTGTTCATCGTCATAGACAAGCTTATAGTCTGATCCGCAATTCCCGCAGGACGAATTTACTTCTTTTTCTGACATCATGTTCCTCGCGTTATGGCTTTGATCCTATCGATCTGTTTCTGGATAATCTCTGTTCGATTCTCCCACTTTATATATGCCTTCTCTGGATTCTTCATAAGATTTACCAGGAGTGGAAGAATCATGCCCTCAACTTCAATCAACTTAGATTTGTATTTTTCTTCTACGGCTGCGACTAGACTGTCCTCGAGCATTCTTGCTTGACTATCAATCAATGAATCAAGTTTAGTCTGTAAAGCTGTAATCGCATCATCACTAGCTTTAGATGCTGCTTGTGTAGTAGTTGGTTCTTCACTAGTAAATGAGAATCCAAAATCATAATCGTCTGCCATCTCAGTTTCTCCCACCAAACATATACTCTTCGATATTATTTATCGGTTTATCTTCTGCCATCAGAGCATCAATCACATCTTTATCCACCAAGTCTGGATGAACCCACCAATCCTCGAAAACAGCATGTTTATTTGGAGTAACATTAGGTACTACAAGTAAGTATCCATGAGAACGTAGAAACGATCTAGATTTGTTTCTGAAAGATTGCGTCATGTCCATGTAGTGGTCATGCTCATATGTGATGACAGCAAACTTGTACTTATCAAATGGAATAGCAAGCATGGATTCAAATGTATTCTTCGGTGGCTCAACGTCCAACTGAAGGTAGTCAACTACACCATTAGGAGCAAGTTTTGATAATACACTAGCATAGTCCAGAGTAGTTGCATCTGCACATATCACTTCTGTTCTTCGTTCTTTTCTATATGCGTCAACACACGCTTGGTCGATTTCAACCGAAACGCCGTTCCAATCAAATTCTTCTTCTAATAGAGCAGTATTATTTCCTCTATACGCAGTATATCCTCCAATCTCTAAGAATGTACCACCCCTCTTTCCTTTTAGAGCAGATAGAACAAAAAGATCCTGATATACTTGTGAATGTACTCTCTCAATCTTATCTGAACCATCAAACTTTAATCTAAGCCTATCATGCATCGACTTGTCATATTTCTTAAATACTTCTCGATCTGGTCCAGAACCAAGCATGTTAAGATTATTGAAAACTATTTCTTTATGTTCCTTAGTCATTTTATCGTGATAGTTTTGGCATAAGAAACTGAATATTTCACGGCTCTCGTTACTCTTACCCCACCACCAAGCAGCTATTCCTTTCTCTAAATATAAAGCATATTTACCTGGATATTCAACAAACGTCCTAAGAGGAGCACATTCAAAATCACATACGCCTAGGGCTACACTAGCCCAAGTATAAGATTCTACATACGATGAACTCTGCTCATACAGCTTACTCAAATTAAAGTAAGCTTCTGGTCTCTCAGGAAGTAGGCTAATTGCATGTTTCAATATGACGTTTATAGTATGTTTTCTATTGCCCTGTCTCCAGTAGCATAGAGCATATTGAAGTAAGCATTCATATGTTAGAGTTTTATCTTCATATCTTTCTGCTGCGCGCATATAGTGTGTAGAAGCTGATGCGGTCTGACCGATGCTGTAGTAGATGTTAGCTAGATCATAATTCAATTCAGCATCTTGAGGATCAGCAGCATATTCTTCAAGCTTTCTTATTAAGTGATTCATTCAAATACTCCACAATAAATCTCATAGGCACACGCAGAATGTATGCCGCATTATCTTGTACACCGAACGTAATTAGGAGATCATCGCCATATTGCGTCATACCAGTACAGAACTCAATTGCAGTATCTAAGAACGCGAATGGAGCACTGTATAGAAGTACATTCCAGTTCTTGTCCCACACAATGAAGTTGTGTCTATATGTAGCATTTTTTCTGCCAGCATCACTATTGAACAGATAGGTCTGATGAGTTATTGCAACTCTATACTCACCCAAAGTAATTACCTGCGATCCACCACGATAGTCTAAGTTCTGTGGAACAGGTTCGCCTAGATGAACAGTCTTACTAGTCTTTGTCTCTGGATCAACACGAACTACTTCGGTTGGATTACACCACTTAACGAAGTGATATGGTAGATCTAATACTGGCATCCAATTCTTTTCGCAGTATGATCCCTTGTTGACATCTGTGCCACCATCTGGAGTAGGAATTCTGAACCTGGATATTTCTCTGACACCACTATCATCAATCTCAATCTCAGATAGTTCCATTCTTCCCTGTCCATTGGTAGTCGTATCTCTACGAACACCACATAGATACAGTTTGCCTTCCCATCTAAAGACTCTACAATCTTCAAGACCAATGAATTCCCACATTGGCGTCTGATTCAGCTTATCGAAGTTTACCTTATGAAACTTCTTGATGAGCATATCATCGCCAATCTCGCAGAAGTAATTGGTAGTCGTGAGGGTAACATCGTTTTCTGGATTCAGATATGATAATGGTCCCCACTGATGCTCAAACTTATTCAGTTCGCTATGATATATTGTTACCTGACAATGACGTATATTACAGTATAGATTTCCATTGTCGTTATAGATAGACGGATTGAATGTACCAGTACCATTAGTGAACTCGGCTGGTATAATCAATGGAGTAATAGATCCACCCGCGTCTAGAACACGCTTTACGAAATTAGTCATGCCCACACCTCATTCCAAGAACCAGTCAACGCACCCTTAGCATAATCAGTCGCTCTATTCTCAAAGAAGTTCGTGTGAATAGGAGCATTGATCTGTTCTTCTACCCAAGGCAGAGGATTCTTCTTGACCTTGAAGATTCCCTTCATGCCAAGACCGATCAGTCTTCTATCTGCGATATAGCGAATGTACTGCTTCACATCATCCGATGTTAGATCCTTCATTGGTCCCATCTGAAACGCAAGATCAATAAACTTGTCTTCCAGTTCTACCATAGTCTCAGCGATGGTATAGATCTGTGACTTTAGATCGTCATTCCAGATGTCTCGATTTTCTTCAATGAACGTCTTGAATAGCTTTAGCATAGCTTCACAGTGCATAGTCTCATCTACGATAGACCATGTTACGATCTGACCCATGCCCCTCATCATACCATGTCTTGGGAAGTTCAGAAGCATGATGAAAGAACTGAATAACTGGAGACCTTCGGTGAAGGCTGAGAATGCAGCAATCTGCTGGGCAATATTCTTCTTGTCTAGATTAGCGAACTTCTCAAAGTATTCATGCTTGTCCTTCATAGCCTGATATTCCATAAACTCGTTATATGTCGAGTCTGGCATACCAAGAGTTTCAATCAGATGACTATATGCAGCGATATGCAACGCTTCACGCGCTGCAAATCCAGATAGCATCATCCGAACTTCAGGCTGAGGAAAATTAGGCAGATAGTTATTGATATATCCGCCAGCAACGTCAATATCCCCTTGAGTGAAGAAACGGAATATATTAGTGAGAAACAACTTTTCTTCATCTTTAAGCTTCTTTTTCCAATCCTTCACATCTTCGATCATTGGCACTTCCGTGTGAAGCCAATGCGCCTGTTCATGCTTCAACCAGGCTTCATATGCCCAGGGATAGTGGTGGGGTTTGAAGTAAGGTCTAGAATCAGTCAACTTTAATTTAGTTTTTACCATACGTTTTTCCTTTTCTCAATGCTCCAGTCCCACCTTGATATCCCTGCATTTTACCAGAAGCCCACCCATCTGGTTCAAATCCAGGGACAAAGTATGCGTGACGAACACCATTGTTATAGATTTTTCTTCCTCTGGTATTGTTACCATTGGTATTCCGTTTACCCAAATCTGAAGAACCAATATCACCAAGTCTGCCTAGAGTCCACCCATCTGGTACAGTTTTGGATCTTTTTGAAATTATACCATCGTTAATCCAAACTGTACCAGAAACAGCTTTTTTCGACCTTTCGCTTCTATTCTGTTTAGACTCTTTCATTTCATACTTGGATTTAGGTGAAGGTTTTCCTATCAAGCTTTTCGATATTTTGTTTCGAGTTTCTTTTGAAACAACATTACCCTTTGGTGCACCATCTTGACCATTCTCATTTCTCAAGTTAGCCCAATGATCCGATTCAACAATTGAATTCTTCGCGGAAAAATCAAGGGCAAAATCCTCACACTCAGCTACGTCTGAAAATTCACCCAAAATCTCAGTTTCAAAGTCCTCGTCATGCACTTTCATGTGAGTCTTTACATAGAGGTATATCATTGGGTTCTCCTAGTATACCTCTATTTATATCCGTGGGCGTATTATTTTCAATGTTTCT